AAATCTTCATTTTCACGTGAACTAGCAAAAACAAATCTTTTTGCATTTTGAACAATCCACTTATTAAAATCACGCCGTAGTTTATCATTAAATTTCGGTTTTTGAGGACCAAAAGCTAAAAAAGTTCTTTTCGGATCAATTGGCAAATAAGTATAAAATGGACTATTAATCTCCAGATTGAATGTAGGAAGTGTATCGCCAATTAAAAATTCATTGTCCGTACGTTCCACATACCAATTTAAAGCAGTAAAGACTACTTCGTGTTTTAAATAGTCTAGTTTTGGCAGGATAAAAGCACATAAATCTCTATTTTCCTCTTTTGAATTCAGAAGAGATAGAGGATTTTGATGAAGCTTTTCTGAAATATATTTCAATCCTTGCGGAGAACGAAGCCATAGGGAAGCGCAGAAATTAGCCCACGATAACCTTTCATCATCAGTTAAATTATTGACTTGTCCTTCATTAAATTTGTTAATAATTGTAGCTGCACAACCATCTAACGGAGATGCCCATTCAGTTTCAATTTTCGTAGGATTATTTGGATTGATGTTAGATATAGAGTACAAACCGTTTTCCAAACAAAATCCCGTCAAACCGTTTCTTTTAATTTCAGAAGGTTCTGTCTTACCTCTTATATAAACAAATAATGTTTTGCTAGGATTTATCCATCTCCTTAAATAAAATTGTGGTATATAATGATGTTTAATAGGCTTATTCATCTGATATGTTTCCTTCCGATATAGGAACACTACTGTATAATCCAAGATTTGTCAACTTGGCTTTTTCTCTCGCCCGTTGTTCCAAAACTTCTTCCCAGTCCAAGCCTTGACTAGCGCATTCGGCCTCTAATGTAGAAAGTCCTATGTCCATTCGGATTTGGCAGGCCTGAGCTTCTTTAACCGGGTCAACCCAGCCGCGACCAGGACCGATCCATTTACATCTTGTGTAAGCGTATCGGTTCTCGTAAAAGTCCGGTGCATCAACCAAGCCTTTATTGACGGCTTCTTCCAGCCAGAGTTCATAAACCGGCGTGGCCCAGTAAGTTGAAAGCCATTGCCGGCGGCCGTTAAAGTATCGCCAAGCCTCTAACAATGCGGACCGGGCTGACGAATAATTGGTCTTTGAAAAGTCTTTTAAGAGCAATTCGTATGGAATGTTAAGGCCGGTTCCGATATGTCGGAGCAAGTTTTCAACGAAAGCTCCATAAGCCGAGTTCGGTCGTGAGGGCGTGAATGGCGCGACTTTATCACCAGGAAAAACGGGGATGATAGAGCCACCTTCAAGTTTAACCTGCCAATCCTTTTTGGCATTCAAGTAATCATCACTTGACCCGCCGAACAATTCGTTCAGGCTTTCGCCATCCATCGGTGTTTCTATAAATGCAGCAATCATTGCGTTGACGATCGCGGCTTGAAGCTCGGATCGTTCGTAATGGTCCAACATTTTGAACATCGGCATGATGGAGCTAAGGACAGGCTTTCCACGAGATTGGCCGATACGGCTGATGTCGTGAACGTGTAGAACTCGTCTCCGGCCAAAATGAGTAAATGCCGGAATACGCTCCCAAGACGCAGTTCCTGTCCAATAGTCGCCGGGGTGGTCTTTTTGAATATAATAAGCAACGGGTGCGCCATACTTATCTATTTCAATACCACCGCGGAGTGTTTTACTATCGGCTTTCCCGTTTGGGTTAGAGAGCCGGTCCGGTTCCACCAACTGAATTGCGGTAGAAAACGGTCTGTCTTTCAACCATAGCGGTATAGCCAAAGCCTCGCCATTAATCAGGCAAGATTTGAAAACTTGTGTTGTTAAACCATGAAAATTTAAGGACTTGGCCGCATCACATTCAAAAGTTTCGGACCAGGATCGCCATAAACTCTCAACGTGTGCTTGCCATTCTTCTTCCCATTCCTTGGTTTTGCCGAGTGCCTTATAATCCGGCTTGGCCGATAGGCGAAACCCGGTGCCGACAATGTTATCGGACAAGGTCTGCATGGCACCAGCGGCAATTCCATGATTACGCGTTAAGTCACGCGACCGGGCAACAATCGTGTCCAATTCCGGCAGTAAGTCGCTGTCGGCTGAACCGCGGCCCGGAAGCCATGAGGCAATTTCTCGCAAAGTTTGCGAAGCTGCTTTGTGTGATGTGTCTGTCATTAAAAACTCACTTTCAAAATCCTCCGGCGACAGGTTGCTGTTCCTTCAGCCGCCGCGATTTGCGATTTAAGAGAACTGATATAACTTTCAAGGGCCGTCCGGCTCGCTTGGTTATAGGTGGTCGAGCCAAAGTTGCCAACGCTGACCGTGACTTCCTTTTCACCGATCATCAATTTATGATAAGCTTCCTCGGCCTCAGCCAGCCTTGTTTTCAAAATTTCTACGTTTATAGCCATGGGTCATTTACCTTTGTTGGTTGAATTTGAATGAATTTAGTTTGCTTTTTTACAGCAATTTTTTCTGTTGTTTTGGTCGGAATGGCCGATTCAAGCTCTTGCCAGCCGCGCTCGGATATCCGGTCAAGACCGTAAATCGCCGCACCGGCACGAGCATAAACGCGGCAGTCCAACGCTTCGTTTCGCCGGGTCGGGTCTTTTTCCCAAACTGACTTTGGATAACCGTTGCTGACCTTAACCACCTGACGTTCAGCCGTCAGCTGTTTGAAATACTCCTCAGCATAAGCCGGGAAGTGACAACGGCCAAACTGCGAAGCATCTTCGCCAACACGCTCCATCTTCAGCCACCGGTAAAGCTCAGTTTTAATCACCGGACCGGACACGTTCCACACCTTCAGGCCTTTCTTTTTTGTATCAGCCTTTGAAGTGGACAGGATCATCGCCGTATCGCGGCTTTGACCTTTAATGGCGACAACAGTCCTTGGCGCATTGGCCCTGGCACCATTACCACCCCAAACGGCTTGGTTAAACTGGCGCACAAAGCTGTAAACGTCTTGCGTAGCATAACCGGAGTCAACGCACATCACCCGGATCGGCATTGTGATCCCGCTTTCGTGCGGATAGTCCTTATTGACCACATCGGCAAGTTTGGCCCAAACCTCCGGCTTGGCGGTGTCGCCGTCTAAAACATAATAGTCAACGGACCAACTTTGCTTTTGTCGGCCCCAAGCCACAACCTCACATTCGATACGGTTCTTTTGAATATCCACACCGGCGGTCAGGAATAAACCATCGCGCGGCACGACACCCATCGGGTAATTTTCCCGGGTTTCATAAAGCCGTTGCCATTCCGGGGCCTCGCTTTCTTGTTCGTAGGTTTCACCTAAAATCGTATTCCGGAAGCCTTGCATCAATGTGGCATCTTTTTTGGCTTTCTCGTAAATCTGCACACATTCGGCCCAAGACAGCCACCCGATCGGGGAATAAAGCGAGGACAGATGAAAACCAGCCGTCAGTCCGTCAATAGACTGCGCGGTAGCCTCCCAATGTCCGGCTTCCAGCATCTGCGTTTTATAATGCTCGGCGATCAGCTTGTGACAATGCTCGCATTCATAAAAGACTATGCCGTCTTCTTGGGGTCGGATTTGTTCCCATTTAAGGGACTGAAAGCCGCCACAGAACGGACAAGGAAGTTTATAGAACCTTTGGTCCGAGTGCGAAAACTCGCGCTCAATGGCCGAAACTCCCTTTATTGTCGGCGTTGAAACCAAGAATATCTTTTTCTTGGTGCTGAACGTCGCTGTTCTTCGCTCGGCCAGCAGGATCGGATCACCTTCGCCCTCGATATCGGCCGGATAACCGTCAATTTCATCCATAAACAGGTATCTTGCTGGCATGGAACGCAGTCCAACGGCCGAATTCGCACCGGTCATCACCAAAACTCCGCCTTGGAAGTCCTTTGACAGCATGGTGTTGCCTTTATCGCGTGACCGGGCGGTACTGACCAGGTTTTTAAGTGCCGGACAGTCCTCGATCAGCGGATCAATACGCTGGCGCGAGTTACGCTTGGCCATTTCCACAGTTGGCGAGATGGCCATAATCGGACCGGGTGCCTTGTGAATGATGTAACCGATCCAGTTATTACCACATTCGGTGCCGCCGATCTGTGCGCCTTTCATAAAGACGACCTTTTGAATTGGCGACCTTGGCGATAAGCAGTCCATAATCTCTCTTAAGTAGGGCGTGCGTTTGGTTCGCCACCGTCCGGGTTCAGCCGCCGACTTTGATGATAATGTCCGGTACGCATCAGCCCAGTCAGACACCGACATATAACTGTCCGGTTCTAACCCTCTGAAGAATTCGTAGGCAATAAAGCTCTCTACATCAAAGTTTTCGCTCGAGGAGTTCTGCGCTGTTTGAAAGGAGTTCACTGATGTATTTCTCCAAAATTAACGTTGTTGTATGTTCATCCGCACCTAATTCCGATGCGATAACTGCGCCATAACGTACCGGGAAGCTCAACATCAAGTCTCTGATAGAGCGGCCGAGCATGTATGCATAATTGGCGGCTTTTTTCTTATCGACGACTTCGCCATTCAAAACCCTCAGTTTTGCCTTGGCTATCATGGCCCGGTAATAAATATCGGCAGTTTTAGCCTGTTGGAATGTTCCCATGTTATTCGGTCGACTTCCGACTTGCGCTTCAAACAAAGGATCGGGCTTTCGCTGTTGTGCAGGGTCCGTATTGATGAACCAATCACGATTGGCTTCCTCTACGTCAATCTTGCCGTCAGGGTCGGTATGGATGCGACCGGACTTAACAGCCGTCTGAACAGCGTTAAGATTAACCCCACGCAGTCGGGCATATTCCCGCATTGACACTTTATTTGCCATATTTCTTCACTTTCTTGCATTATTTACTGGATATTCTTTCAAAACCAAGCATGTATTGTGTTGTGTTAAATCAGAACGAAAGGAAAAGAACATGACAACACAAAAGAAAAACCCAGTGGCTAAGGCTACTAAAAAATCAACCTCCAGTATTACAATTAATGAGTTGAACAACGTCCTGACCGAAACCTTAAACAAGGTGGCGGCAGAACCTGAAGCAAAACCCGAGCCGGTTAAAGAGCTTTCAAACCGCGGCAAGACAGCCTTGATGGTTGTGATGCTGAGCCGGCCGGAAGGTGCCACCTTAAAAGAGATGGCTGATCAGCTCGGCTGGAAAGAAAACTCGATCCGCGGTGCGATGTCGCTTTACGCTAAAAACGAAAAGAAAACCATCGCCTCCGAAAAGAAGGACGGGGTGCGGACTTATTACCTTAAGGCCAACGCCTAAATTATTATCCATTAAAAAAGGGACCGGTTTTAATCCGGCCCCTTAATTTTTTGCTTGTAAGTTTACTCGACATTAAACCATTTCATGCAGGTGGCAAGTAAGTGGTCGTAATTGCCCGAGGTCGCTTCAGCCTGAAAGGCATCGCGTTCTTCTTGGCTCAGTCCGGCCCGGCGCATAGCCTGTAAACATATACCTAATATATTAAATGCGTTGCCGTCTTTACCGGTCAGCTGGACCGTAATATCAGGATATTTTGGCATGTTGTTCCTCCATTTTTTTGAGTTCGTTAAATACGTCAAGGCGGCGGTTAACGGCTTCCTGTGATACGAAAACCGTTGCACCGCCGTCTTTTAGAGCCACAAAGCAAACCAAAAGGTCTATGTTTTCCTTTGCTAGTCCGTCATGGACCTCGTTGAACGTGTGGCTCAGTTCCTCCAGCCGTTTGTCTGCTACTTGGCAGTATTTCTTTTTCTTCGGCTGAGGTTGGGGTTGATAACCATAATATTTTTCTCCAACAGCGATAAGCATGGTATCAACCGCACAGTTGTGTTCGTTAATAGTGCCAGCGGCCTTTTTAATTTTGGCCATTAAATCTTCCGGTACTTCTTTATACATTTTAATCTCTCCAAATAGGTAATATGTCACCGCTGTTCAGGTCTGAGCTGTAACCCAGGAGCTTTTTCATTTCGTCTTGCGAGTGCAGGACCACACCGCCGATGCATTTTATTGTTACGCCGTAGGTCTTGCAGAGTTTGGTTAAATCCTTGGCGAAGTTCTCATAAGCGCGAGGTTTTACCTCCGGGAATGCTTTCGGGTCCACATAATAGCGGAACTCCTTAATCAGGCGGATCGTGCTCATTTGCCTTTTAAATACCGAGGCGAATGTTTCCAAGTTGGTGCTGAGCTCCTCGGCGAACTCGTCAGCGATGTGGCGACCCCAGCGGCTGTCCATCAGGCCCAGGGTTTGTTGCGGGGTTAATCCCTTGGATTGGATTATCTCGGCGGCCTTATCCCAAAATGCCTGCATATCCTTTTTATGTTCGATATGGTTGCTGGCAGTTCCCCAAAATCCCCAGGTTTTATTTTGTGTCTTTAAAATCTCAGTCATTGTTTTTCCTTTCTAGTTAATGCTGATTTCAAATCTTCTGCTTTCGTTCTCGGGTTTTGTTTTTAAGACCCCGTTGCGTTCCAGGACTTCGGCGATTTCGTCCCGGTCACCGGACCAGGCGAGGAAGCATTCACCGGTATCGTTTAACTGGTCGGCATCTTGCTTGTGATAAAAGACCACCTTATTGGCATCCATTGGTACCGCGGCCCAGGCGCAGGACTGACAGCATTTAAAGTTTTGTCTTGCGAAGTATCCGAGCTTGCGGAGTTCCTTAAAGGCTTGGTTCAGGTTTGCTTTTTTGTTCATCATGGCGACCTCCTTATTTAACCTCTATGCCTAAGTAGCGGCAGTAGCTTGATCCTGACGGGTCAGCGTAGAGTGTCGGCTGGCCGTCTGCTGTTATCTCAACCACCTGGCGGTATTCGTGCTCATCACAGTAGCCGCCTTTGCCTTTTAAGAAGCCGTAATCGCGGAGTGGATTTTTGCATACTCTTTTATGCTCGGCCGGTGTCAGGTTAATGGTTTCGACCACCGCCACAGTCTCCAGTCTGTCGCTGTTGGCTCTGGTTGTGCTCTTTACTTCGTCGAGGTCGCTTGGCTTGCGGACCATGTAAGTTTTAACTGTTTTCATTTTAATTTCCTTTCGCTGTTGTATCTTACAAGTCAATGAACGCTCTTTTTCGAAGAATTATCCAGTTATTTCTGCATTATAAGTGCTTGTTTCTGCATTATTTTTTACTTTTTCGCCACTTTCTAGCAAAACAGCCTTTTTACCGGTCCAATCTTCCCATCTTTTCACGATAACATCGCAGTATTTCGGGTCCAATTCCATCAGTCTTGCGACTCGACCGGTCTTCTCACAAGCGATTAAAGTCGACCCGGAACCGCCAAATCCGTCCAATACAATGTCGCCAATCCTGGAGCTGTTGTTGATTGCTCGCTCAACCAGATCGATCGGTTTCATGGTCGGGTGTAAGTCATTGCATTGGGGCTTGTTATATTCCCAAACATCGGACTGATTCCGATCACCGCACCAATAATGAGGCTTGTCGTTCACCCAGCCATAGAGGATCGGCTCATACTGCCGCTGATAGTCAGCCCGACCCAAGGTAAAGGTGTTCTTGGCCCAAATAATAAAGGTGGACCATTTGCCGCCGGCTTTTACAAATGCTGAGTAAAGGGTGTGAAGTTCAGAGGAACTCATGCAAACGTAAGCGGCACCTTTGCAATACATCAGCATATTGGTGCAGGCATCGTAAAGAAACTGTTCGAAATTCTCGCCAAGGTTGTCGTTCATAATGGTGCGGCCATGGTTCGGACTGGTGTGATAGCGGAGCTTGTCTTTCATCGTTGCGCCGTAGTTAACATTGTATGGCGGGTCGGTAAAGATCATGTCGGCCACGTCGTTTTGCATTAACTTTTTGAAATCGTCTATCATAGTCGTGTCTCCGCACATCAGACGGTGGTTTCCCAACTGCCAAACGTCACCACGTTTTGTTATCGGTTCAACCGGTGCCTCGGGTATCTCATCGTCTCCGGTATTACTGGTATCCTGAATGTTCCCAAAATTTTCAAAAGCATAAAGCTCTTCACCGGAAAAGCCGAGCTTGGATACGTCAAAATCTTCCGCCCTTAGCCTTCCGATTTCTAACGCCAACATCTTTTCATCCCAACCGGCGTTCAGAGCAATTTTGTTATCAGCAATAGCCAATGCCCGGCGTTCCGTTTCAGTTAAGTCCGAGCAAATGAGGACCGGAACTTCGGTCATTCCCAGGCGTTTAGCCGCCATAAGTCTGCCATGACCGGCAATAATGACGTTATCTGCATCGATCAGAATTGGGTTTCTAAAGCCGACACTACTAATACTGTCCATAATCTGCTGGACTTGCTCTTCATCGTGCGTGCGTGTGTTGTATTCGTAAGGTATAAGTTTATCTACTGGAAAGTATTGTTGAAACTCCATTTTTCCTCCTATCTTTTGAGTGAAAGTATATATTTCGGGGCAGTGAATATGCCCAAAATATATACCTGAATTATGTTTTAAGATGAAAATTGCTCGGGGTGACCAGCCGGATTTTGAAAGTGACCAGCCCGAACTTTTTCGTAATACTATAAATTATTGATTTTACATGGTTTTTAATGTATGCCCGACCAGCCGGATTTTTTGTGTTTTGCTAGAAAAATGCCGCGGCTTGGAGCCCCGCATACGATCCGAGCTGGGGAAGGACCCGCCGGCCTCGGCCGCTCGAAGTTGAGCGACCAACTGGCGGAACTTCCCGGGAACTGCGGGGTTAGGCAACAAGTTTGTCATCCTGAACCGGAACGATCGTCAACGCCTGCAAAGTCTTGCGACATAACTTGGTGTAGATCGGTCGATCCAAGCCGAAGAACTTGATTAATGTGTTCGGTTTTTCATTGCAAATGAGAGGACTGTTCGTGACAATGCCGTCCTTGACCGTCCGGATCAAACCGCTGGGGAGTTCTGATTTGCCAATGCAAGATGAAAGGTAAACGAAGCACTCATCATTGTCGCCGAGGTGTTCAATTGCAAGGTACCGGGCGTAGACATTCAAGGTCAGATCAGCCTTGCTCGGATCCTTAGTCCAGGGCGAGCCTCCACCAATCGGACAGGCGGTGGAGTAGAAGTCGCACGCCAATTTCCGACCGGTAATACCACAGTCAGCTATGGACGAATGGAACTGATAAATGCCTGTTCCGTTTACGATGATGCACTTTGGCTCTTGACCGAGGGCATCAACGACAAATGGTTTGATGTCTTCCGGTTCAAGCATAGGTATGGCAACGATGGCCGTCACTATGTCACCGGTCGCATCATCTATGGTAATTTGTGTTTTTATGTCGAGACCGAGGTTAGATGATGTCTTTGCATGTTCATAAAGAGCATCATTTAGTTTGCGGGCCAGCCATAACTCGCGGTTGATGAGCCCCGGACCTTTGCAGGCATAGCCCACAAACACGCCTTGATCTCCCCAACCATCGCGCTCGACACCTTGATTGATGTCGGCTGACTGGACACCGATTTTGTTTATGACCTCAACTTTACGAACATCTATGGCATAGTTCTTCCATATGTCCGAGTAATGTTCATCATAACCGATTTCTCGGATGGCATTACGAACATATGTTTCTATGTCCGACATATCTACGGCACCTTTGACCTCTCCACCGAGCATAACGCAGTTATCTTTGACCATAACTTCCACCGCGTAATGAACGCGTGGATCCTGCTCGATAAGTCTGTCTAGAATGTAACTTGAAATGTAGTCGGCTGTTTTATCCGGGTGGCCGAGCGACACCGCTTCTGCTGTTTTAAGCATAATTTATTCTCCTGTTTAGTCCGTTATAGTAGGACAAGTTGGCCTAAATCCACATCACCTCATCACCCGATGAGGTTGCTCTGATTATGGCAGAATTGAAAACAAAGTGCAACAACAAAAAACCCGCCGGTTTGCCACCAGCGGGTTCAAATGCTATTGTAAAAATGTATAACCGGAATGTCTGTTTGCACACTCACTCGCGATTATACCAATTTTTATAGTCGTTTTTTGGGAAATTGTCCACGCCTTTTTTGTTCGCAACATTTTTTCCCTAAATTGAAGTAATAAATTTTTGCCAGCGCATAATGGAAACGCTTCCAAACCTGAGTGCGACCGCAACAAAATTCCCGGCACAACAATTTGATTGGAATTCGGCTTGAATACTTCCAAACAAGTTTTCGTTCATCAACTTCAAGAATGGGCATCCATTGCAGAACAACTTTTTCCCAAATGGCGATCTGCTCTTGGGTAGGCCGCGGCGGCACCGGACGGCGGTCCATGAACGCAATTTCTTGCGGAGTATATACCACATCCGGCATACAGCACCGATATTTTGGAGGTCGAACAGGTGGCATAAGCCGTTCCACATAAACGGCGGTTTCCAGGTCGGCCTTGATCTGGTCAACTTTGATTTTCACCATCTTTGGCCCCCTTTACTTTGCTAAGCATATCGTGGCAGATGTCCGACATGGTCTCCATTTCGGAGTAGGACAGTCCGTTTTCCTTGCAAAACCATTTTCTGACCGCTTTGCGCCAATCAACGGCAATGTACTTCTTGCCGTTCATCCAGCCACGATCGGTATTCCATTTCACAAACGCTACCGGATCGATTGTATATCCGCTTTCCTGACAATAAACCGCCACTTCTTCAACAGTCGGAGCACCAACGTATCGTGACTTATCCACATTTTCCCGCTCTTTATTTCTATCTTTTTTATTTTTTAAATCATTATCGGACTCTTTATCTTCATCTAGTTCACTATCGTTCTCTTTATCTCTATCTTGTGGGCGGTCGCTTTGCGCTGGTTCAGGTTGTTCGTTTGCATTTCGCTCAGCGGTCGCTTTGCGATTTGCACCACGCTTTTTTGCGTTTTGTGCATTAGTTTCACAGGTTTTAAGCCACCGCGAATTGCGCAATTCAATAATTTCTTGAATCGCGTCAAAGTGAATTTTTTTCATGTCCGTTAATTTTACAGAAGTGCATCCGTATAAATTAAATTC